CCATGCGCCACTTGTCTCCGATTTGATCACTCTCAAGACGCAGTGCCAGCTGTCGAGCCCGTATCCGTGTCGAGATTTTGTTCACTGCTGTGGTCACCGGGTAGGGCCCCTTTACGGTGTAGTCATCAACGTGGGGGTACTTCTTTCCCTTCAGCGTGATGTTGACCGTGCCTGCCAGTTCGAGGAAGTCAGGGATCAGCTTGTCGACGTGCATGAAGTAGTCGCCCGCCTCGGGAATCTCAATGTCGTAACTCTCCACGAACGCGGTCATCGCGGTCCCGTCATCGTCCGTGCCCACCTCATGCTGGTAAAGGAACATATCGTCAGACGCGGCATAGGGGTTGTTGAACACGGGCGAGGTATCCGCCCAGGCCGTGCGAGTCAGCGCGCCAACCGCCCAGGTCTCCTCCTCATAGTTGTAGATCACATAACGGTTCACCTCCGAGCTGACGCCGGTTCCCGCTTGCGCCGTCAGCACATTCGCAGGTGCTGCCCGCAACCCGATGAGTTGCATGACCCCGGAGTAGTCGGTAACGACGCCCTTCACTCCCAGGTTGACCCCGTAGCCAGCAGCGACGTATCGAGTGATCTCAGACGCAGAAAGCAGGATGTCTTGAACGATCTGCTTGGTGTCGGTGACCGGGTCATACAACGTGGCCTTCAGGCGATCCGCTGTTCGGGTGATGGTCAGCCCGTACTCCACATCGTCAGCCAAGGTGACTGGCGTGGTCAGCGTGGACAGATCGATCCCAACTCCTCCATTCGCCAGTTGCGAATCCGAACCGCTGAGGCGCTGGTACAGCCTGCAGAAGTTGAGCGACTTATTGAGCGCGATGGTGAGACCTTCGACGTTGTCTCCAGAGGTGTTCTCGGAACCGCTGAGATCGATGGTGTTGATGAGCGCGCCGACCCAGCGACTGAAGATGCCAGTCTGGATTTTGAAGGTCACTTCCAAGTCCATGTCCAACGGCGTGAGAATGGATGCCGTGCTCTGACGAAGCCAGGCAAGGTCGTAATTCGTCGTTGAGTCCACGGTGATCTCGGTATACCCGGCAGCGTTGAAGCCCACCACGTACTTCGTGCTCCCAACCCAGGACTGAACCGCGTAGGCGCTCGTGTCAGCACTGGCCGCAAAGTCCGTCTCGACCCAGACTTCAGTATCCTTGCCAGGGTAGAAGAACCAGATTTCGTTGAACCGACGATTGAGCCCCACGAACGCCTTGTCCTTCTGGAAGACGTTGAGATTCTCATACACGAGGTTGCGCACATCACAGGGCAGTACCCTCAGCACGCCGTCGTAGATATAGAAGTCCGCTTCGGCCATGAAGTAGACCCGGTAGTCCACCTCAATGGCCGCGTTGGGGCCCAGGATCGAGACGTTCTCACCGACCGCCTGGATGCCATAGATCGCCGTGCCACCCAGGAAGTTGATCTGATGCACTGAGACATCGGTGAACACCAGAATCTCACCACGGGTTCGTATCGCTGCCTGGATTTCAGAGCCTCGAAAGAGTCGCAGATCACCCGATGTGTTGACCGCAGTTGGCTCCCAGTCCGAGAAGTCTTCCTTGGAACACCAGCGGATCAGGAGCGGGTCGAACTTCCCGGTGAACAGGTCCGTGCACCCCAGGGCAAACAGGTGTCGATCCCGCTGCGATATGATCATGTAGTTGACGTTCTCGGGTGCGTTTATCAGTACGTTGGCGCGTGCATTCGCACCCGTGCCACGGTCCCACCAGTACATCGACCCCCGACGCGGAACCGCGATCAGGTCCTCACCCCAGTTATCCAGGCTCCATGTGCGCAGCGGTCGCACTGTGGTGGAAACAGTCCGTGGCGTATTCCACGTTTCCTGGCTCCACGCACCCGTGCCCCAGCCGATCCCGAAGGCGGCACTGCCCAGGCCCACGTGAATGTCATAGTCGAAGGTCACGCTCCCGCCACCGTTGGCAGTAGAGCCCGCTGTCTGGTCGTCGATGACGTCGTACGAGATGCTGTCGACGATGTTATCGATGCGGTACTGACCGTCCACGATGATCCCGCCGACCGCGTTGGCCCCGGAGATGCGCACGTAGTCGCCCTCTGCTGCCCCGTGACCAGGGTCTGTGATCAGGACGACGTCTGACCCGCTGGTGGTATCAAGGGGGTCTATGAGGATCGTATGGCGTCTCAGCGGAGTGATGTCCGTCAGGTCGCCTCCCTGCCAGAGATACAACTTCGACTCGGTCCCGATACCGATCCACTTTCGAGAGTCCAGACTGACCCAGTCCCAAAGGCGTCGGGCCAGGCCGATGAACAGCGCGGAAGCCACCTGCTCCCAGCCGCCGATCTTCTCAACCAGGCCATAGCGGAACCGAACCTTGTCCGAGTCCTTCCAGCGACCCGTGGCTCCACGAGCGGTCTGCTCGGTGTAGACCCCAGCTTCGACAGGCAGATCAACGAGCGTCTTGGCCATTACAGTACGTTCCTCGGGCCCCTGAGCGACGCAGGGTCGGCTGTGAGCTGTCCTTCACTCAAGGACCCTACGTAGTTCACGGTCGCCGTCACGCCCTGTATGGAAGGGCCCGCTGCTCCGCCGTCACCACCAGGGTTGTTATTGAAAGCATTCGGGATCGGAACGAACTGGAAGCAGTCCGCGCCGTCATCGCCCACGAGGCCCCAGAGCCCACCGTCACCACCCAACCCGTTGGGATCGGGCTCCGCTGGCGTTTGATTCAGTCGACCTGAGTTGCCACCTATGCCAGGGCCTGCCTGAGTGCCGTTCGTGCCTGCGTCGCCTGGCCGGACTGAGGGAGACTCGAAGCCTCCAGAACCCCCTGAGCTGACGTCCCAGCCCTGGCCACCGCCACCGCCGCCGCCACCATTGTGATTCGGGTTGCCATCGGTACCACCCGTGCCGCCTCCACCACCTCCGCCTCCACCACCGCCGTAGATGAAGCCGGTATCCATGTCGAGGTTGACGGTGATGTTGGTAGGGATGGTCAGCGCGACCCCACCGTTAATTCCATTGTGTCCGTCCTGGCCCTGGTTCTCGTTGTTGCCGTAGGGAATGGTCTCGCCACCGCTCCCTCCATTTCCACCTTCACCCATGATCCGACCGTTGTTGTTGATCGTCATGTTGATGACCGTGCCCGTGGCCCAGTTGCCCAGGGTGCAGTTCTTGACGTCGGCGTTCGAGGTGATCAGGAACTCCACAATGGACGGCTGAGATGGCGAGCCCAGCGCGGTGTACAGATTGAAGTCCTGCACATCCGTATTGATCGTGAAGGACAACCCTGGGGTATCCGAGAGCAGCGGTATGAGGAGGTTCCAGGGCATCTACGAGAAGTCCTTCGCGAGATTGCCGAACCAAGCTGCTTCGGTGGCCAGGTACTCGAACCCGGCGTAGTCGATGTCACTCGTCGAAACGGACAGCACCGGGGTGATTCCACCAGGGAATCGGTAGGCTGAGCCCCACGTGATCGTGCCACCCGTCGAGCCCTGCTTGAAGATGATGCGGATGGTCTGACCGTCTCTCGGGTTGGTCGGGTTCAGGAGGTTCCAGTTGCCATCCCACTCCACAAAGAATGCGTTGGATAGTGATGCGTTGAGCGCGACGTTGGTGGGTCCAGACAAGATCACCCGGCCAGTGTCTTGAGCTGTGGTGAATCCCTGGACCACATCCAGGCGCGCGTACAGTGCCGCCGCCACTCCACCCAGCTCACTGGAGTCTGCAGCCAGGTCAGCCGTCGCCGCGTTTGAGGCTTGGCCTGTCTCCACGAGGAAGGTGTCGGTGCCATCGCACCAGACGAACACCGACAGTCCGTTGGAAACAATGGCGCGCGTGTTGCCAGTGATCCCGATGTTGATAAGAAATCCACCCGTGAGCTGGTTGTCGACCACATAGATTTTTGCCACCCCGGTTGGGATGTTGAGATCAAGGTCGACCCCCGGTGACCCGGTCACCGCAAGGATCATGTAGCGCGCCTCGTCGACTGCGCCGTTGGCTGTCGTCAGTGTGCGGGGCGAAGCGTTCGCGATCACACTGATCCGTCCAGCGATGGAATCCTCCAGTAGCTCGAAGACTCCGTTGTTGGCCACGTCGCCCCAGGTCCCGTCGTTCTCGCCGGTCTCCTGCAAAGCCACCCGCAGCTGAGGTGAATAATTGGTCATGGCATTGCACTCCGTGGGCCGGTGATGATCGGCGTTCCGCCGAATCGGTCGTATTGGTTACCGTAAAGTCCATACAGCTCCTTCTTCGTCGCAGCGATGTGGGTCAGGTAATCTTCTTCCCAGATCGGAGCCCGCTCGTCAGCCACAAGGAATTTCTCTGCTTCAGACAGGCACGCTTTGAACAAGATGTCGTAGGCGTTCTCACTCAGCCAGTTGTCCTCGTTGCCAACATCCAACGCTTGAGGCCGGGAGAGATAACTGATGTTGACGGTGTAGGTCTGGTCGGGTGCGACCGAGAAGAACCAGTTGTCCTCGTCCAGCTCCGCGTAATACTTGGGCAGGTCGTCGGTAGCTTCGGAGGCGTACCAGCGGCAGAAGCCAATGTCTCGGTTGACGACGAACCGCACTGCATCCGCTGCGAGCCCGCCACCTGAGAGCCAGATGTCCTTGCTCACAATCAGCACATCCGGTGGCGTAATGGTCGGCTTGGTCACCGTACTCTGGCTGGCCGTCATGGTGGTGGCTGAATTGACGCGTCGGAAGATCGCCAGGTCGAGATCGCGCAGCAGGCGCAACTCACCCAGGTTTATGATGTTGTCGATCTCACCCACGAACTCCGAGTCATCATCCTCAGTCCATGACTGCAACCCTGCCACGAGCCCTGTGTAGTTGTTCAGCGCCATCTATCCGTCTCCTCTGATTGACAGGCCCAGGCTCTCGGTCAGTTCCTGAATTACGGCTTGGGTAAGTTCTTGGCTGAGGAACATCACCACCTCATCAATAGACCCGTCCCAGCCAACATTGCTGTCAAACTGAGCGGCCTTGATGGCGAGCCGCTGGCTGGCAGTGACGTCGGCGAACCACATGCCCCGGTCTGAGCTGCCACCTTCCACATCGCTGAAGCTGGTGATCTGACCACCATCCACAAAGAGCGTGGGCGGGTCGGCGTCATTTGCTTTGACCAACGCCGCCAGATGGAACCCGCTCGCGTTGTCCCAATCGGTTGAGTCGTAGGTGCGAACGAAGCGGTTTGCTGCAAGGTCCGAGGTGTTGTTGAGTGTCCGAAATGCCAACCCATTCGCTGCCACGCTTTGGAGTCCGAACATCTGCCCAGGATTGCCCGACCTCCCGCAATTCCACATCGGTGAGTAGCCTCCGGTGTTGGTCGGAGGGGTATTGGTCGGGTGCCTGAACAGGAACAGAATCGTCCCCGTATTCGACAATGAAACCTCGGAATTTACACTGTATCGGCCTTCCCCATCCTCCATGTCCAGCGCGCCCGAAAGCCCTTCCCACGCAACATCCACCCCTGCGACATTATGGTTTCCCCCGCTGAACGAATCACTGAGGTCCTCACCCCCGCTCCCCTCATCGGGAATGACTTGGGTGGGTGGGAGGTTGTCGGTTTGAAAGCGCCACCAATGATCCGGGTTCAAGTCCCGCATCAACGGCGTCCAACTATCCTCAGAAACTTGCAATGGTGGGATGACCCATGCCGTCCATGCGCCCTGCGTGCCGTCGTTCACCGCCGCCCCTTGATAAACAATGCTGTCTCCCGGCGACGGCGCACCCTGTTCGAGTGCCACGTCCGTTGTCCGCGCACTACGGTAGAGATTCAGGCACCGCGCCAAGAGGTTGACCGGCCTCAAAGAGTTGAGGTTGATTTCCTGAAAGAACTCGTCAGTTGGGGTAATCATATTCGGGAGGTTGGCCGAGATGACCAGCTCGAAGCCTTGCAGGTGCAGGGCGTACCCCGCCACGAGATCACCGCTGACGACGCCGGGCCCGCTGATTGGAATGTACATTTCGTCTGGGCTCGGAGCAGTATCGAACGTCAGCGGTGTAGTGGGGTCTCCAGAGCCAGTGATGAACACATCTCCCACCGCCGAGGCGACGCCATCGGTGGGCATCCATGAGCCGGTGCTGTAACGAACGACTGCTGGTCCGTCAAACCCACCTGCAAGGGTCACCTCGAAGGTCCATGGACCACGCGGATCGGAACCAGCGAAAGCCAGATCAGTGTCCCGCACGCAAAACAAGAAGTTCGTCTGACCACCGTTGGACCAGTTCCCACGCTTCTTGTACATCAG